CCACCTAAATTGAGTGATTTATGCAAGGTCAAATAATAGTATTAGATGGTCCGGATGCTGTAGGTAAAACAACTCTTGCTCAAAAGATACAAGAGAAACTTCCTAACACTAGATATATCCATTTAACTTATAGATGGAAGGACAAGATATTTGATTACCATACAGGAGCTATTCATTTAGCTGCAAAGTGGTCTAAGTTATCAAATGTAATTATAGATCGTTGGTGGCCTAGTGAAGCTTGTTATGCAACGACTTATAGAAGGACAAGTGCTTGGCCATTACAAGGAAGGTTTTGTGAGCGTGTAGCATTGAAACATGGTGTTATTTATGTTAATTGTCTACCTGATCGAAATACTGTTGAAAGACATAAATTAATGAAGGAAATGAGAGTAGAGATGTATGATGATATTGGTAAACTTTGTGATTTATACACAGACTTATACTATGGGAATCCTGATCATAAAGATAAGGGGAACTATATAGACCAATTGATTCTCTCTGGGGGAATGCAACAAATGCCATATTGTATACCATATACCATTGAAAAATGGGGTCCGCATTTAGATCAATTTGTAGATTTACTTATGCATGTAGGTAAAACTCATAGAGAATATCAATGGAAATCCGCTCTAGACCCAGAAGACCATAATATACTAGGGCATAAGCATTTTGCTCATCGTTTATTCGTCGGGGAAATAGTTAATCCGAAGTATAAGGGTGTATTTTGGCCGTTTTATGAGTATAATAATAGCAGTTTATATTTGACTCAAGCTCTTCACAACCTATGGTTGAATGAAAGAGACTGTGCTTATACAAATGTAAAAGATAAAGATGGAAAAGTTGATTTAAGATATGTTGAAGAAGCACAACAAAACGATATTGATATAATAGCTATGGGTAATGTAGCAGCAGATACTTTGCAAAAACATAAGATAGAACCTGATGGTATTATGAAACATCCGAGCTATTATAGAAGATTTTTAAATGGAGATGGATTTAAACAGATACAAGATGATTTGGAGGAAGTTATATAATGTACGGTTATTCTGCTAATGATGAATGGTTTAGAACTTTAGGTACTATACTTAAAACTAGAAAAGTAGTATCTCCTAGAGAGAAAGGTACTTTAGAAATACTGAATCATAGCACTATTGTAGATATGAAGAATCCTATCGTTACTTATAAAGCAAGAGATTTAGGTTATAAATTTATGCCTGCTGAAGCAGCATTTATATTAACTGGTAGAAATACAGTAGGAATGATCTCGAAATATTCTGACATAATTAGTCAATTCTCAGATGACGGATACTTTTTCAATGGGGCTTATGGTCCGCAGTTAATTGATCAATTCACTTATGTTGTAGATGAACTAATTAATGACCCAAATACAAGACAAGCTGTTGCAACTATATGGAGACCAAATCCAAGACCAAGTAAAGATATTCCTTGCACAGTTGCTGTACAATTTATGATTAGAGATAATAAACTACATATTTTCGACACAATGAGGTCAAGCGATATATGGTTAGGTTGGCCATACGATATATTTAATTTTACAATGTGTGCAGCATTTGTTTCTTTATTATATAAATTAAGAACTGGACATTTACTACCACTAGGAAATATATATTTAACTGCAGCAAGTCAACATTTATACGAAAGTGATTATGAAAAAGCTGTAAATATATTACAAAATCCTGGTATTTTACCATATCATAGTTTTGACATAACACAATTTAACCATCCAAAAGAATTGACGCAATGGCTTATAGATCATGCAGAGAAAGGAACTCTATTAGATTTTCCTAAGCCAGACTTGGATATAACAGATGGGAACTAAGATAAATGAAAGACCTAGTAAAACAACATATTTTCTCGCTATGGCGAAACTTGTTAGTACTCGCGGGACGTGCGCTCGTCGTCGTGTTGGTTGTGTGTTGGTTGATAAGCATGGTCTTGTTCTTGCTACTGGATACAACGGTAACGGCAGGGGCCAAGGACATTGCATCGACTCCCCCTGTGAAGGAGCAAAATATAAAAGTGGAGAAGGACTTGACAAATGTGAAGCTATACACGCAGAACAAAACGCTATTCTCCAATGTAAGAATACTGAACATATTGAGAAAGCTTATATCACCCTAAGTCCGTGTGTGACTTGTGTGAAGTTATTATTAAATACGTCTTGCAAGGAAATCGTCTACTTGGAAGAATATGTTAACAAAGACGCAGAGAGGATATGGAAGAATGCCAATAGATTATGGAAACCAGCAACTACCGCTTTGGAAACCGGAGTCGAAGTGGACCCCACCACGGGATTTCCCCGACTTGTCTGGAGCCAAACTAATCGCATTTGATTGTGAGACGTATGACCCAAACTTATTAACAAATGGACCAGGAGGTGTAAGAAATGACGGAAGACTTATTGGAATTTCAGTGGCAACGGACACAGGATTTCGAGGCTACTACCCAATCGGACATGCGGGTGAAGGTAACCTTGACCGTAACCGTGTGCTACGATGGGCAAAAGACCAACTCGAAACAGGGATTAACAAGGTTGGAGCAAATATACTCTACGATCTTGAATGGCTTAAAACCGTTGGCATTGCTGTCAAAGGCAATCTCTACGACGTTCAAGTCGCGGAGCCTCTCATCGACGAAGAAAGAAGGGAAGGCTACTCGCTCCAAGTCCTCTCCGAAAGGTACTTAGGAAGAGGAAAAGACGAGTCATTATTAAATGCTGCAGCTCAGGCATATAATATAGACCCTAAAAAAGAGATGTGGAAACTCCCTGCTCACTATGTAGGGGAATATGCTGAAATAGACGCAGTAAATACATTAGAAGTATTTAAAAAACAAATACCTATTCTTAAAGAAAATGATCTTTGGGATATATTTATGCTCGAAACAGAGCTTATTCCTCTATTACTTGAAATGAGATTTCAAGGAGTTAGAATTGATATTAAAAAAGCTGAGCAATTAAATAAGCAATATAAAAAAGAAGAGAGTAGATTTCTTAAAAATTTAAGAGAATTTGCAGGCTTTCCTGTTGAACCATGGAGTAATGATCAATTAGCAGTTGTTTGTAAAAGAAATAATATATGGTTTCCTGAGACTCAAGCAGGTAATCCTTCTTTTACAGCTGACTTTATGTCAAATAGTACTGATTCTTTTTTAACTAAAGTTGCAGAATATAGAAAATTAAATAAGATGAGAAGAGACTTTATTCAAAAGGTATGTTTAGATATGAGTGTTAATGGTCGTATCCATGCACAGTTTCATCAATTAAGAAAAGATTCTGATGGTACAAGAACCGGTAGGTTTAGTTCAAGTAGTCCTAACTTACAACAAATACCAGCAAGAGATGAATATTGGGGACCATTAATTAGATCGTTATTCTTACCTGAAGAACCAGTAGAACACGGTACTAGTCATGGTAGAAATCAGTGGTTTAGATTAGATTACAATCAACAAGAACCTAGAGTATTAGCTCATTATGCAGCATTAAGAAAGATCAGAGGTTCGAAGGAAGCTGTTGAAGCATATAAGAATAAAGATGCAGACTTCCATACATTAGTAGCTAAGATGGCAAAGATAGATAGAAAAGTAGCTAAGACAATTAACTTAGGAATTATGTATGGTATGGGTACATATAAACTAGGTCAAATGCTAGGTCTTAATTATAATGAGGCCATAAATTTGCTCGAAAAATACCATGAAAATGTCCCATTTGTTAAGGGGCTTATGCACGAGGCGTCTCAAGCTGTGGTATATCGTGGCGAAATTAAGACAATACTAGGGAGAAAAAGACACTTTAATTTTTGGGAACCTTCTGATTCAAAATTAAAATGGCCAAATAAAGAAATGCCATTACGAAGAGAAGAAGCAGAGGAAGTATGGAAAGGTAGACCATTAAAACGTGCTTACACTCATAAAGCTTTAAATGCTTTAATACAAGGGACATCAGCAGACTTAACTAAAAAAGCTATGTTGATGCTATATAAAGAATTAAAAATTGTCCCTCACTTACAAGTGCATGATGAACTAGATATAACACATGCAGATAATCCATTAATAAAATCTGTAGTAGAGATAATGGAAAATTGTGTGGACTTAGAGGTACCATTAAAAGTATCTGTAGAAAAAGGTCCGTCATGGGGAGAAGTTAAGGAGGTACGAATATAATGTGGGTGTTTACTAATCACGGATTCTATAGTATAGTTAAGATACTAGATACAAATCCAGAAGAGTTTTGGATTAGGTCTAGGCGTAAAGAACATTTAACTACGTATTTTAGTGAGGAGAGAATAATACACACTCATGCAACGGATTATCAATACAGAGTCACAATTAACAAGGAAGAATTAATTGATATATTTAATCATCTTCCACAAGAAATTGATTATACTAATTTCAAAGATTCTATTCAAGACAAAGAACTTAAAGACGCTGCCCTTTACGTATGGCAAGATATATTTGGAGTATTAGATGAGCGAAAAGGAACTATGGGCTTTAGTCAAACGCAACGTACCGGGACACCTACTCCGAATAGAAAATCTAATGGGAGCGGGAATACCGGACTCTCATCTGACACACAAGGGAAAAACGGTGTGGTTAGAATTGAAGATTGGAAAGGGAAATAATGTTCAGTTTCAAAATACACAGATTGCATTTTTTAATGAGGCAAGAAAGCACGGTGCAAACTGTAAAGTGCTTATGCGAAAAAATGATTTGTTATATCTTATTAACAGTGATGTTATCATTAATTCTGTTTACAAAAGCATTAAAGGTGATAGAGTGTCAATTAACATTAATGAACTATCAAAAGCATGGATATGGGGAATGCCATGGAAATGGAATGAGATAATTCAAAGGATATATGAATAGAGAGAAGAGAACATGGCCAAAGTATACGTAGTACAAGAAGTTGCTAATCGTAATGTGCTTCCTGCACAACAATATGGTGAGTTAACACTTATGCTACCTCCTGGAGATGTTGTACTATCAGCAGCTCCTACAGTTAAACGTCTTAGAAGACATTTAAAGGATTATACTGACCAAGATTTTATTCTTACTATGGGCGATCCAATTGCCATTGCATTAGCAGGAGCTATAGCAAGTGAAAGTAATGCAGGTAAAGTTAATTTCTTGAAATGGGATAGACAAGAGAAAAAATACTATCCAGTAAAAACTGATATACACGGGAGGGCAGCATGAAACTAAAAGACAAAGTAATAATAGAAGAAGCACCAATCGCAGATAACAAAGACTTAACTGAGGTATCTGAGATTGTAGCTACTATAGCAGAAGTAGAACGTACAATGAAAGTACAAGAGAATGCTTTAAAGACTAGTAAAGATACACATAGAAGATTAATTGAAGAAGATCTACCTAATAAGCTAGCTGAAATAGGATTAACTAAAGTTGAGACTACTAATGGCGATAAGGTAGAAGTAAAACCATTTTATAGAGGTCATATAAGTAAAGAACGTATGTCTGATGCGTATGAATGGTTAAGAAAAAATAATCACGGAGATTTAATTAAGAATGAAATCAAAACAACCTTTGGAAAAGGAGAAGATAATAAGTCTATTGAATTGAAAAAACTTCTTAATGATTCCGGTATAAGTTTCACTGATAAGGAGAGTGTTCACCCACAATCTCTAAACGCATTTATCAGAGAACAAACAGAGAAGGGGAAAGCCCTACCTCATGATCTGTTGGGTGTTCATATAGGGCAAATTGCTAAAATAAAGAGAGGAGAATAGCATGAATCAAGTAACGAAAAAACAATCTGGTGCACTTCAAGTTATTGACTTCGCAGCAGATGCAAACGTAGGTCTGGAGAAAATGACAGCTTCAGATTTAGCTATTCCATTCATCTCTTTGATCCAAAAAACTAGTCCTCAAATTGAAGAAATTGACGGCGCAAAACCGGGAATGATATTCAATAGTGTGACTAACAAGCTTTATAAAGAAATCACTGTACTCCCTTGTGGGTATAAGAGAGCATTTGTAGAGTGGAAACCGCGTGAAAAAGGCGGCGGTTATGTAGGTGAACATACACCTGATAGCGAGCTTGCTAGCAAACCGCGAAATGATCGAGGAGAAGTCGTACTAGAGAATGGAAATATACTAGTTGAAACAGCATATCAATTTATCTTACTGATAGATGGAAATAATGCAGAGACTGCTGTAATTAGTATGAGTTCTACTCAGCTTAAAAAAGCTAGAAGATGGAACAGTATGATGATGGGATTAAAAGTTCCACATCCTAACGGTACGATGGTTACGCCTGCTTCTTTCAGTCACATGTACAAGATAAGTACTGTGCAAGAAAAGAATGATAAAGGTTCTTGGCATGGTTGGAACATAGAAATTATGGGTCCAGTCAAAGACACTAACCAATATCAAATGGCTAAAACTTTTGCAGGAGGAGTTAAGAGTAACGAAGTTAAAGTTGCACCTCCAAAGCAAGACGAAGCTCAGCAACCTAAACGCGACTTTTAAGTTACAGGGCCGGTCATGGAGAATAGATTTAGTTCTCTTTTCGCCGGCCTTGAACGAGCCCACGGTACATACGAAATAAAAGATTCCCGTGCCGATGGTAAACTGACGGGCAAGGCTGTAACGGTAAGAGAAAACGTAACTATACAACATTGGAAGGACCACTTAGCTGGTACCAAAGGACTAGGTATTATTCCTATCAATGATGAATCCAAAGTTAAATTTGGAGCCATTGATGTAGATGAATATGCTGAATTAAATTTAAAAGAATTATCTATAAAACTTAATCAATTAAAATTACCATTAATCCCATGTAGATCAAAATCAGGTGGAGTACACTTATATCTATTTTGTAAAGAATGGATACCTGCATCTGTAATGAAATTAAAACTAGAAGAATTATCATCTGCTCTTGGCTTTGGAGGTTGTGAAGTATTTCCAAAACAAATACAAATATTAGCTGAACGAGGAGATGTAGGTGGTTGGATTAATATGCCATACTTTAATGCTACAAATACAGAAAGATATGCCATACTTAATGAGAATAATTTATCACCAGAACAGTTCTTAGATTTAGCTGAATCAAATCTATTGTCTCAAAAGGAGGTAGAAAAATTAAAGATTGAAGTTAATTCTGAGTTAAAAGAGGGTCCTCCTTGTTTGCAACATTTGACACAGCAAGGTTTTCCAGAGGGGACTAGGAATAATGGACTATTTAATATAGCTGTCTATGCTAGAAAAGCTTTCCCTGATGAGTGGCAAGCTAAGGTAGAAGACTATAATATAAAGTTCATGGACCCTCCATTAAAGAGTACTGAAGTGTTAGAAGTAATTAAATCAGCTTCTAAAAAGACATATCAGTATACGTGTAGCCGGGCTCCGATTGCACCACATTGCAACGCGTCTGTCTGTAAACTCCGAAAGCATGGGATCGGAAATGATGGCAGAATGCCGGCTATACACTCTTTAACTAAATACAATTCTAATCCTCCTATCTGGTTTTTAGATATAGAAGGTAGCGGACGAATTGAATTAGATACGGATGATTTACAGAATCAAAGAAGATTTCAAAGAAGGTGTATGGAAAAGCTTAATATGATGCCTGCAAAAATGAATGAGAATGCCTGGAATCAGCTTATTAACCATTTATTTGAGAACCTAAACGTGATAGAAGCACCTGTAGATGCTAGTTCTATTGGGCAATTGTTCGAACTCATAGAACGATTTTGTACCGGTAGAGCTCAAGCAATGAGTAAAGACGAGATACTGCTTGGGAAACCTTGGACCGAGGATAACAAGCATTATTTCAGGATTTCAGATCTGATGGCGTTCTTTGATCGTCAACATTTTAGAGAGTTTAAAGTTCATCAAGTAACTTCTCTCTTAAAACAGCGAGATGCTGAACATCATTTCTGGAACATAAAAGGTAAAGGAGTTAACTTGTGGTCGCTTGCTGCATTTGCAAAACAAGATAGTGGTCACGACGTACCGGAGGACGTAGAAGATGACAAAGAAGAAGTACCGTTTTAAAAGAAAACCTGGTATGACAGAGGCAGATACTTATGCTAATGTTGAAGTTAGTTGGACTGATATTGTTTCTGACGCTTCGTGGTTAGAGGCTAAAGCTTTTGATAAGATGAAACCAGCTATGTGTAAGACTACTGGTAAAATATATAACAGAGCTGGAGGCTGTACTAGAATATTTGCTGATTGGTCGTTAGATGAGGATGGCAATATGGATTCTTATGGTAACGTAACAGTAATTCCTAACTCAGTTATTAAGGATATTAAGGTTAAGAAATGATGAGTGATAAAGATTGCAAAAACTTAGATAAGCAATTAGAAAAATTAAAAAAAGAAAATGAGATATTAAAACAAAAAGTAAAAGATAAAGAAGAGATAAGTAGCGGTCATAGAAAAATAATAGGAGATACTTATAAAGAGCTTGACCAAACAAAAGAAGAATTAAAGAAAAGTAAAGAGAGAGAATGTAAATGCAACACGGAAACCTTAACATCATCTTAGGTCCACCTGGTACTGGTAAGACAACTAAGTTAATAAGTTTAGTAGAAAAACATTTATCAGATGGAATAAGACCAGAACATATAGGATACCTAGCCTTTACTAGGAAAGCAGCTAATGAAGCAGCTGATAGAGCTTTTATAAAGTTTGATTATAGTAAAGATGATCTTCCATATTTTAGAACAATTCATAGTTTATGCTTCCATCAATTAAGTTTAAAGCGTAGTGATGTAATGAGTCCAAGTCATTATAGAGAATTAGGCGATATGTTAGGACTAGAAGTAGATGGTGGAGCTACTATGGATGAAGGTCAGATCTTTGGTATGAAGACTGGAGATAAACTATTCTTCTTAGAGAACCTATCAAGAGTACAACGTACACCATTATATGATATATTTAATAAACAAGATGATGACAATATAAGTTGGTTTGAATTAGAGAGACTACAAAGAGCATTAGTTAAATACAAAGAGAAGCGTAAGATAATAGATTATACAGATATGCTTGTCAAGTGCTTAGAAAAGAAATCATTTCCTAAACTTAGAATCCTATTTGTAGATGAAGCTCAAGACTTATCTAAGATACAATGGGATATAATTAATGAGATTGGTAAAGATACAGAGATAGTATATGTCGCTGGTGATGATGACCAGGCTATATACCGATGGGCCGGGGCTGACGTAGATCAATTCATAAACCTTAAAGGTAAGAGCACTGTATTAAATCAATCATATAGAGTTCCAACATCTATTTGGGAGCTAGCTACTAAGTTAAGTCTTAGAATAAAATCTAGGATTAACAAAGAGTTTAAACCCCAAGAGGATAAAGGAGATGTTAGATATTATCTTGACCCAGAGGACGTAGATATATCTAAAGACACATGGTACTTGATAGCTCGTAATGGCTATATGCTTAATCAGCTAGAGAATATCTGTATTAAAAATGGATATCCTTATAGTATCTTAGGACGTAGGTCACCATTAAACGCTGAGGCCTTGCAAGCAATACGCTTATGGACTAGATTGTCCAAGGGTGAATCCATAGTGGGTAGCGGCATTAAGCTAATATATAAATATATGGTGACCCGCTGTCCGCGTGGAATTAACCCTGATGGGTATTATACCATATCTGACTTTCAATTAAAACCAGGAATATGGCACGAGCGGCTAAATAAAATAGATACAAAGAGAAGAGAATACTATATAATGCTGCTCAAGAGAGGAGAGAATTTAGATAAAGAACCACGGATTAAAATAGGAACAATCCATGGCGTCAAAGGTGGTGAAGCAGAGCATGTTTTGTTATTGACAGACATAGCTCCTCGTACATATAGAGAAATGCATGCACTACCTGATGATGAAATTAGAGTCTTTTATGTGGCTATTACAAGAGCTAAAAAGTCTTTGCATATTGTACAACCGAATACAAATATGTATTTTGACATATAGGCGGAAGAAAAAAAGCCCCATAGATGACCATAGACAACGGAAAAGGACATTATGCATAGTAACATATACCCATTTAAGACGGAACCTTTTGCCCATCAGCTAAAAGCTTGGGAGTTATCAAAGGACAAAGAATCATTTGCTTTATTCATGGAGATGGGTACAGGCAAATCAAAAGTAATATTAGACACAGCTGCTTATCTATATGATAATGGTAAGATAGATACCTTATTAATTATAGCGCCTAAAGGAGCTTATCGTAATTGGCATTTAAACGAAATACCTACACACTTGCCAGATCATATACTATATCGTTATGCTATATGGAGTGCTTCTCCTAGGAAGAAAGAGAAGATGTATCTCAATGATATAGTAAGAGCAGGAGATGAATTAAGAATAGTTATAATGAATGTTGAAGCATTTAGTAGTGCTAAAGGTGTTAAATGGGCAACAAGCTTTCTTAATACTAGTAGAGCTCTAATGGTTATAGATGAATCTACAACTATTAAAACTCCTGGTGCTAATAGAACTAAAGCCATTATTAAGTTAGGTAGAATGGCTAAGTATAGACGTATCCTAACTGGTGAGCCCGTGACTCGTGATCCATTAGACTTATATAGTCAATGTGATTTTCTAGATGAAGTACACCTAGGGTTCTCATCATTCTATTCATTTAGAAATAGATATGCTATTATGGTTAATATGAATCTTGGTGGTAGATCATTTAAGAAGGTTACTGGATTTCAGAGAACAGATGAGCTTAATGATATACTAAGAGGGTTTAGTTTTAGAGTTAAGAAAGATGATTGCTTAGATTTACCTAAGAAGACGTATCAATATAGACATGTAGACTTAACTAAAGAACAAGAGAAAGCTTATCAAGAGATGAAAGACTTATGCTTAACAAAAGCAGATAATGAACTAATAACGGTTCCTAATAAGTTATCTATGTTAAGTAAACTACATCAAATTACTTGTGGTCATTTAATAGATAATGATGGCAACTCTCATTATATTAAGAATAATAGAATAAGTGCTTTATTAGAGTTAACAGAAGAGATAGATAATAAGTGTATTATATGGGCTTGTTATAGAGCTGATTTAAGAACTATTGCAGAAAAGCTTAGAGAACAGCAGGGTACTGATATGGTTGTAGAGTACTGGGGAGATACAGATGATAAACAAAGGAAAGAAAATATACAAGAGTTTATGCATGGCAAAGCTAGATTCTTTGTAGCTAATCCAGCAACTGCAGGATTTGGACTTAACTTACAAGTAGCTAATACAGTTATATATTATAGTAATAGTTATAATTTAGAACATAGGCTACAGTCCGAGGATCGTTGTCACCGTATAGGGCAAAAGAAAAATGTGCACTATATAGATATAACTACACTAGGGACAGTGGACAATAAGATTATTAAATCCTTAAAATCTAAGAAAGATATAGCTAGACAAGTTATGGGCGATCAATGGAAGGAATGGCTTCGTTAAACCATTTAGCTACATCAAATCCTGGACAGTGAGGTTTCTTAGGTTCAACGTCACAGTGACCAATAATTTTACATTCAGGATATAATTTTAATAACATCTGCACTGTATCTCTTAATGATTCAAATTGTCTAGGGTCAAAGTTTTCTCTGCCAACCATACATATACCGACTGACGTACCGTTAACTTGTACAGCATGAGCTCCAGATAACTTAATATCTCTACCAGCTTCAACTAGACCATTACGTCTAATAACAAAGTGGTATCCTATATCACTCCATCCTCTTTCTTCAACATGCCATTTCTTAATAGTAGCCATATCGACATCTCTGTCGTCAGGTGTATCCGCACAATGAATTACTATTGTATCTGTTTTTTCTCTTGGTATCATATTACTCCTACTTTAATATTAATTTTTTAATATGTACATTGCCTAAACTATCCGTTTCTAACTCTGCTTCAGATTTTAAGCATGAATATCTAACGTTACCACCACCTTTTAGTTGGCGCTCTGCTATACGTTTTCCTTTTAAACATGCAGCCATAGATTCTTGGATTCTATGCTCCTTAATCTCATTGTTTACAATCATTAATAATGCTACTACTGTTTCAATCATTGGTAAGTCTTTCCATTTTGTCTAACCTTATCTTTTAATTCTTCTATATCATTTAAAGCTTTTTCTAGTTGCTTTTGAGTAAATTCTATATTAACTTTATTAGTCATATTCTGCTCCTGAGTCGCTTGCAGTTTTTCTACAGTTTTATATAACTCTTCTAATAAGAGAAACTGTTCTTGGTCGGTAGTAGTTTGCTCAGACTTTTTAAGTAAATCTGCATTCATTAATTCTCTTGATGTCTCTAGAGAAGTAAGTCTTGCAGTTATCTCCGTGTAAGCAAATACTCCCATTACGACACCTACGATTATCCCAATCATGTTCTTGATCGGCATAGCCACAGATGTATTTTCGTTTAGCTTCATCTACCCTGCCCTCGGTATTTTTTGAAACTAGCCTTCTTTTTCTTATTCATAGTACTGGTTATCGGCCTCCTACCGATGCTTGTTCCTTTATAAGTCTTTGTATAGGCGACTACTAAGCCGTACTTAGGAGCCTTACCCATATACTACATAGCTATAAGAATTATAGAATAAATTATAAATAATCCAAACTTAACTTTTGGATTCATTCTATCCCATAAGTCTATAACTTTATCCTTTAAATCAGGTAATGTCATATTATTTCCTTTTCCCTATTATATCAGCACCTTTTAACCCATAAATTGCTGAAACTACACCAATAAATAATGCCTGATACCAAAAAGGCATATTATTAAATTGATCAAAAAACTTATCTACCTTAGCCATAATCTCCGGGTCATCACTAAAGATAGACCATATTAAGAGCATAACCGGCGCCGACACAAGAATCAACACAAATTCGTCTTTCCATCCCTGTTGATTATTCTGTATAACTGCCTTCTTATACTCTAACTCACCGTTAGCCATACGTTCTGCATGTTTCATCTCGGCAACGGATTCAAGTTCCTTAGTTCTTCTTCTGTTAGAAGCTATACTCATGCCAGTCTTTATTATGCCTGGTACAAGTTTAGCTGCAATATTTAGCCACATAGTATTCTCCTTACTGCCACCAGTTTATTATACCACGAATTGCTAGGATTGTATAACAAATTTCCATCAATGTCCTGGCGATGTCCCCGTCCCTTGCGCCGGCATAAACCCATATCGCACAGGATATTGCAGAAAGAAGCCAGCCCCAATGTTGTATACTAGGATTTGCTGTAGATAACAAATAAACAGCCAGTACTGCTAAGATAAATCCGATCCATCTGATCATAGTCCGGCCCTTCCATGTGTTATTTACCCCAGTATAAAATGCTTTAACAAAAGAACTAGTTCCGCGAAAACTAATATCCCCACTGTCCATATTATTTTATTGATATTTGATATTGATTTTTGTATATGCGAAAGATGATTTGTTTTAATTACTTCTATGTCGTGGTTAATGAGCTTAATATCTCCTTTAACCTCAGTGACTTCTATTTTTAAATCTTGTATTTCCTTCATACGGGCATTTTAAACAGATTTATAACTAGTGTAAACAATTTATTTTATTTAAACGGATAACCTAATATCCAAATAACTAAACTATATCTTACTCCTTTTAAAACGGGCTTTACTCTATGCCATACATGGGATGGAAAAACGACTAAAGACCCGATATTATTTAATTTATCGACTGTGACAATTTGTGACCCTGTAAGTGCATTTCTATAATCCATTTGAAATTCTCCTCCTTCAAAATCTTTAGGAGAGTTTAATAATAGAGTACAACTTAATTTTCTAATCTTTCCATTATAGTTCTCATTTGGTGACATGTATGGATTTTTATAAGCGTCACAGTGCCAATCATAAAACTGATTTTCTTTATATATTGTAAATTGACACGACTGAAAATAGTCATATTGAAAATTCCAACCTGCTTCTTTATTAGCAGTTCTAATATATGGTGCTAATTCGTCATAAATAAATTTATCTTCAAGCCAAGCAACATTAGAATCTCTTATTGATTTTATTGTGACGTCTTTATTTTCATCTTTATCTTCAACAGTTCCAAGGTCAGTAATCTGAGATTCTCCTAGTGTAATAACTTTATCACAAAATTCTTTAGATATAGAATTTTGAAAGATATAATAATAATTATTGAGATTCAAAAACTACTGTTCTCCGTACTCTTCCCATCTTAGATTCTCTTCACTCCACATCCAAGTTAAACCATTACCTGGTGCTTCTTCAGGTCTTGGAACCGGAGGATCGTAGACACAGGTCTCTTCATTAAATGTCCAACTACTATACTGTTGCGGTTGAACAAATGCATCTCGTTCTTCGTCCCATTTCCATCCAATTAATGGATAATTTTTTCTAAATGCTTTTGATTGATCTTCACTTAGTTGGGTATGATTATTAGTATAATGTTTTCCTTCTCTTGTATTATAAGAGCATTGTTTCCAAAAAGGATAACCAGTAATTTTAAATTGAAAATCTATACCTACTTGTTCTGAATGATTACCCCATGAATCAAGACAGTCTTTATCATTAACTACATTAACTTGTAGTACATAATTATTTAAACCTATTTTAGCGAAATGTGCCATTATTGATATTTATACCTCACTATTACAATTCCTGCGCCACCAGATCCACCGGGACCTCCTGGGTGACCACCTGCTCCGCCACCAGATCCAGTCTCACCACCTGCGCTACCGCCAGAGGTTCCACCAGCTCCACCGCCAGAGTTTCTTGCAGAGCCGCCGCCACTTCCGTCTGGACCATTTTGTGATGCGCCTCCACCGCCGCCACCTTGGCCGCCATTACCACCAGTTCCACTAACACCTCCGCCGCCTCCCCCTGCTGCGTAGTAGTTAGAATCCGGACCTACATCCCATTGAGCACCAGCGCCACCATGTGGAGTACTATTTCCTGGAGTACCAGAGCCACCTTTTCCTCCGCCACCGCCTCCCATAACGGTACCTGAGTGATATCCTGTTCCACCTGGATTACCTTGACCCGTAGTTCCAGGTCCTCCAGAAGAAGATGATGGTCCATGACCACCGCCGCCTCCAGATCCTCCAGATCCACCGGAAGTTGTATAACCACCAGCGCCATAACCTCCGCCATTACTTGTTACAGAGAAGCCAGAAGAACTGCTACCAGATCCTCCGTTTCCAGAAGAACCACCAGCGCCACCTCCGATTACAATAGAGTATCCTTGAGCAGTCACAGTTACGGATTGACTATTAGTTGATTGCATTCCACCTGCTCCGCCTCCGCCACCAACGTGACCTCCGCCTCCGCCGCCTCCGCCAACAATTAAATAATCTATTTTGTTGCCGTACGTACTGTCAGAACCTACACTAGAAACAGTGAATGTACCATTACTAGTAAAGACATGGTATTTATAATCTCCGCTTGTTGAAGTTGAATCACCACCGCTTGCTGACATATATGCGGGTGCTGTAAGTGCTATTGAAAAAGCTCTTGTTGCAACGTTATTACCGTCAGAAACTTGTATTGTAAAATTTGCAGTACTATCAGCTGCTGGAGAAGATATCGATCCACTTATAACACCATTTGTTGCTAAACTTAATCCACTTGGCAAACTTGTGCCTCCTGCCATTGTGAATGTTAATGTTTGCCCCTCATCGTCAGTTGCGGCAATAGTTGATGTTGTTAAATCACTAGCATTTAATCCTGTAGCCTGACCTAATGTACCTAATGAACCTGCTGCTGTAGTAAATGCTGGAGTTTCATCTATAGTAAAAGCATCTTCAAGAGTATCTGCTAATCCTGAACCATTAGTAACTTTAACATCAAAGGCTTCTTGACTAGCATCTAAACCTGTTGGTACTGTAAAAACAATTGTAGTTGCATTTTGTGAAACTACTGTAGCACTTGTTTCTGTTCCTGCTTGATCAATACATTTTACAGATGCTGATGCAAAATCAGAACCTGTTATAGTAATATTTGTGCCTCCTGCAATTGCAGTTGAAGTAGGTGCTGTAGGACTAACAGATGCAACAGAAGGAGCCGCTGTTAATGAGTTCCATGAAGCCCCATTCCAATATTCAGCAATATTAGTTGTTGAATTAAAAACAAAATTTCCCTTTTCTTGATACGAAGCTCTATTGGTGTTCGTAACATAAGGAAGTTTTATTTGTTTTTTACCTGATCTTCTAATAGCCATTATGCATCATCCAATTCTTCATAAGAAATTATTATTTCTAAATCACTTGCTGCAGACGCTAATCCTGCAATTTTATCGCCTTCTTCTAAATAAATAGGCGCGTCTTTTCCTAAAACTATAAGTGAATCACCAGCTGCTACATTTGCTACTTTACACAAATGTTTACTAGCAGTCGCACTTGAGTCATAAAAAGTTACAGTAGCTGTAGCTGCATTTGTGCCGTCTACATTTGCAACAATAATCGAATTTACTTTTAAAAGTTTCTCTGAAGCACATGTTAGTAAATCAGCAGATCCAGTTCCTAGTGCTGCTCCTGTTGTTTTACCATTAATGCTTGTTACGTTAACTAAATTTGGTGCCGCCATAATATCTCCTTCCTAACCTCCAAAAACTATTGCCATTGCAATAGCCTTTCCTGTTGAAGCTCCTGTACTAGCAACAGTAATTGTTTCATTAGAACCATCATTGGTTTCTGTTAAAGTAATTAAATTACCAGCAGTAAGCTTATTTATTAATACATCAGCAGATGTGTCATTTCCACTAATTTTTACTTGAGTATCCTGTGCTGCCACAGAATTCCATGAAGACCCATCATAGTATTTTAAGGCATTAGCAGTAGTATTAAATGCTAGGTCGCCTGCGTCTAATGATGATGAAGGGTCTGATGATGCAACTCTATATCTATCTGCAAAAGAATTAATACCAGTAATATTATTAGCTACCGTATCTAAGTTTGATATATTTGTTGAAGTTGCCATTAAATTTAAGTCGGATACAAAATCAGAAGTTGCTAATTGGTTTAAATCAGAAACTATATCTGAGGTAGCAAGTGTATTAATATCTGAAACAATATCGCTAGTAGCAAGTGTATTTAAGTCTGAAACAATATCACTTGTAGCAAGTGTATTTAAGTCACTTACGATATCTGATGTTGCAAGTAAATTAATATCAGCTACTATGTCTGATGTTGCTAACGTATTTAAGTCACTTACGATATCAGCAGTTGCTAAAGTATTCATATCTGCAATTACGTCAGCATTTGCAAGTAAAGCCATATCAGCGATAACATCAGCAGTTGCTAATAATCCCATATCAGTTACTACATCAGAGGTTCCTAATAATCCCATTGCAGTAACGTTGGCACTTGTTCCTAAGTGTCCCATTGCAGTAACGTTAGCCGAAGTACCAAGATGACCCATTGCAGTAACGTTAGCCGAAGTACCTAAGTGTCCCATAGCCGTTACATTTGCTGAAGTTCCTAAATGACCCATTGCAGTAACGTTAGCCGAAGTTGCAAGTAAATCCATATCAGTTACAATAGCCGCCGTACCTAAAGTGTTTAAGTCAGCAACTACGTCAGTCGTTCCTAAGATCGCTAAATCAGCAACAACATCAGCAGTACCTAATAATCCAATCTCTGTAGCTTTTCCAGCCACGGCACCTATGTCAGTTGCGTCAGCTGCCACAGCAGTAACATCAGAAGCAATAGCACTAACGGCAGTAATATCACTCGCAATTCCCGCGACGGTCGCTACATTTGTAGTTGACTGAGTTTCAAAACCATTTCCTGCTGAGTTTACTTTAATTAAAGTATTTGCTGTAAGTTCAGGTATATCAGGTTCTGATCTTGTAGCTGTTGATTGTTTAAATTTTAAAGATCTTTTTAATTGCTCTTCATGCTGTTGTAATTTTAACATAATTTTATCTAATGCATCTTCATGAGCACTAGCAGGAAAAGCATCACCGTCGATATAATCAACAGTTTGAGCTAAGTCCATAACTCTTGTTAAAAATAATTTATGAGTAGCAGGTAAGTTATTATTTAAAGTTACAGTCCACGCTTCTGAAACTGAGTCATAAGCAATAGTATAATCATAAGTTCCACCGCCGCCTGAAGTCTGTAGGGTCTCTACACCAGTAGCAATTACAACAGTATATACCTTTAAGTCTGTCGCTGTAAATAATTTATAAGGCCAACTGTAAGCAGTTGTTGATCCGTTCCCTGTATAACTTATATAACTGTTTTGTGCCGATACAGTCATTAATTAACCTCCTCAAACATACGTTGTATAATTTTTGGTAGATTTGCACTACCACCTCTAGGTATAACACGACTTGGTGGAATATAAAACCTTTGATTGAAGTCTCTATCCATCCGCCTCTCTAATCTTCTGAGATACCCAGGATTTTGCCATTCTTGTATATTATACAATATTAAATAGTCTAGTGCCATTCGTAAATAGAAAAGATTAATAAATGGTGTATTACCTTGAATTAAGTTCGCCATCTTAGGAAACGGATTATTTCCTTCTCTTATTGTTTGAAATATATCTACGATATTATCTAATTGGCCTATAGTTGGACCTGCCAAAGTACCTAATGCTGATCTACCATATCTATTAAAGTGTCCAAATAAAAAGTCCCCGTATAATCCTAGTCCTCCGCCCTGAGCCATAGCAGCAGATATTATCTTAATATTATGAGCTAAATTATCATCTTCAAATTTTCTAGGTGATTTACCTCTGACAATATCTTTCATATATAGTGACATATATCCTAGCAGAGATGTAGCTACTACAAAGTGAGCTAATCCCATAACAGAACCTTTTCCTTTAAATAGACCTTCTTTCATTGTCTCAGCTCCATATCCATATATCTCTCTACCTAGAGATTTATGCATTACAGTTATCGGAAATGATTTAAACTGAGTTAATAATCTCATACTTATACCTAGAGGTGTACCGTCTTGTGTTCCCATATTCATAACAGCTCTTTCCATAGCTGATGGCATTGGTACTGCAAAGTCAGCTCTATCTACATAATAAGCTCCTAAAGAAGATACCAGTCTATCTTTTTCTTTTGCTATTTTACTAGCACTATGTTTTTTAATTAATGGTTGCTTTTTCTTTAAATATGATTCAATGACATCGTCAGGTAAAGCTTCTAATGCATCAGTTACAATAAATCTATTCCCGTCCTCTCCTTTATGAACAGCTTTTCTTACTATTTCATTCCACTCTAATTCATCAATTCCATATATCTTCATAATTCTTTGAGTTTCAGGTTGTAAGTTTTTAAATTCTAGATCAGCTTGATCTCCTAAATGTTTTGCCATCATATAAGTAGCACCAACTCTGTGAGAATCAGTCCAAGGAGATAGTAAGTTTAATTTAAAATAAGACTGTTGTGCTTTTGCAAACATACCAGGAGTTAAGTCTTGAGCACTAAATCTAGATAAAGTATTACCTATGATTCCATCCATACCAACACCTAGCATTTGAGCAACTGCTCTTCTGTCTCCTTTCTTTGCACCTCTTCCTTTAAATATATTTTCAAAAGCAATAGCATATCCTTTAAATCTACCAACACCTTGATATTTTAATTCAGCCACCTGATTAGGAATATCAGTAATAGAAGCTAAAGTAGCATTACCTAGTTTTGACATATTATTTATATTTCTTATTGTAGAAGACCAATGAGCTGCAGTAGCATTACCAGGGATTCTCGTAGAACCATCTACCTCTTTAAACAACCACCATAATAAATTATTCTCATTAGTATTATATTTATTCCATTCTTTTATTGCATCAAGATCACCTGCTTTCTTTGCCTTAGCAAGCTCTTCTTTAATAATTTGTTGTATTAAAGCTTTAGGATTTGGTCCCATCATTTCTAGCATAGCTCTATTTCTACCTGCATTTTCTAATGATAAGACAATAGTTTCTCTTAGATTCTTAGAGCCAAATACTTTATTATATTCCATAAAGTTAGCAGAATCTTTAAAGTGTATAAGTCTATGCTTTTCACTTAATTTTTTACCTAAGTTACCTGGTCCTGAAAATCCTTTAATAATATCATCTGCAAAATCTGCTCCATTATGTTTTAAATGTACTCCAGTAACTAAACCATCCCATACACTTTTCCAGAATACTTCAACATTATCAGCGTCAACATTTGCTAACGTTCTATCCATGTCTACATTTTTCTGTATTTGTCTATACCAATTATCAAAGCCAGCTCTTCTAATAGTAACTGGGTTATGAGTTTGTTTCATTAAATAGTCAGGTAGTTTTCTTATCCAAGCACCATGTCTATTCTGAGCATTAATAGCAGTATCATTTAATTCAAATACTATTCTAGCAATCTTCTCTGCTGTAGGATTTCCTGATGCTCCTGATTGACCACCTGGTTTCATTTCATATAGCTCTCTAGCTATTGCATCATCAATTTTTCCTGATACAAATTCTTCAAATACCTCAGCTTCTTCCATGTGCTTAATCATAGAAGTTATATATTTAGATGAGTGGTATTTACCAACTGCATCTACTGATCTTCTACCACCTTTGTAATATTTAATAGTACCACCAAGGAATGATCTTAATCCTAGTGCTCTATCTTTAAAATTACTCATGTGACTAAATATTCTTTCTTTAGCTTGCATTTTAAATAAAGCGTCTCGTTCTCTTATAGCTTTTTGTACTTCTTCTTTTGTAGCGTTATCAGCTAGCCATTCTTTTATTTTCTGTTCAAAATCTGCTTCTTTAGCCGCAGTTTTCTTTTTAGTAATAGTCTTACCAACTTCTTCTAAAAAATCTACTTTTTCAGATTCAGTTAAATCTTTACTAGCTTTTCCTAAAGCTTCGTTAAAGATTCCTATACAATCTCTATAATTTGCCATTACGATTTACCTATCATACAATTTAATGTACCCTTCATTGCGTCCCACATAGACTTCTTTTTACCAAAAGCTTGCTCATTCTTTTCTCTAAATGCTTTCATTTCATTATTTAATTTATCACTATTATATGCTTTTAATTCAATATCTAAATCTGCTATTTCTTTTGTTAGCATATTTAAGTCTTGTTGATTGACATCACTTTCAATCTTTTGTATCTTTTCTCTTGCGTTTAAAGCTACCTGTTTAGGAGATAAGTTTTCTCCAGCAGTTAAAGTACTAGACTTATTATTTCTATAATCTGTAGCATGAGCTAGTACATCTTGCTCAGGTAATATATCTTCTAAACCTTCTCTAAGAACCGTTGCTTGTATTCTGTATTTACCATTAGGCATTACAATTGCTCTATTAATTTTAAGTTTAGTACCAGGTCCTAATATAAACTCTGCCTCTGTACCAGCAAGACCTGTAATCTTTTTAGAATGACCAGCAGCAAATCCTAAGTGACTTCCCTTTGGAACATGAAGCTCTAATAATACATCATCCATGAATCCTTTTGCAACTCTGTACATTAATGAGCCATTTAAAAATCCCTCAGTTTCGATAACTCTACCTTTCATCATATTTAATTCTTGAGGTGATTGAGGACCATACTTCATATTTTCTAATCCTATAAAGCTTGTCTTCATCTTACCAGAGAAGAATGTAAAATTATCATTAGTCTTAATTTTATTTAATGCACTAACTAAATGATTAAATTCAGTTACGTAGTGAGGGTAATTTTTTTCAAAGTTTTTTAAATCAGTTATATCTTCTGCTTTAGCATTTACATCGTTTGCTTTTCTAAGTTTTCTGTTATACTCATGAAACTTAGTACTAGACCCTACCCATGAAGCTAAAGCGGCTTTTTCTCCGTCATTTAATAATTTATTATATCCAGCTATTTGTTTATTTATATAAGCATTTGCTTCATCAAAAGAATAAAATTGTTTCCACTTAGGATTAGGATTATCGTTATTAGCTCTTTGAGCAATTTTAGATGGATCAATAATATTTCCATCTAATAGAGATTGTCTGAACTCAGAAGGAACTTCATTCATATCTAATAGCTCTTTAAACTTATTAGTAAATGTTACTCCTTTTCCTTTAACAAATTGCTGTAAAATAGCATTTCTTCTTTCTAGAAGATAAGTAGTAAATTTAGCTAATTCAAATTCTATATTAGCCCCTTTTTCTCCATAAGGCCTCATACCTTGAATAATACCTTCTAGCTCTGTAGCATTAATTTGATATATCTTATAAAGAGCTTTTTCAAAGTTTGCAAAAGTTAAATCTTTTAAAGCATTTGCTATATCAGGATTTTTCTTAGAAAGAAAAGAAATTAATTCTTTAAACTGTGGTCCCCATTCTGAATCAATCTCTCCCATAGCTCTGTACTTACCAGAACCACCCATATCAATAAAGTGAATATTACCTTGAGCATCAACAATTTGATTCTTAGGTGCTGCCCAATCTTTATTACCTAACCAAGCATGAACTAAAAATGATTCTTTAAACTCATCATAAGCTTTTGGATTCTTTTGTTTAATCTCTTTTAATAGCTCCATTGTTAATGGTTGTCCTTCTTTCCATTTAGAAGCAACACCTACAAATTTACCATTACTTAATACTGGTCTTACTAAAGGAGCTCTATCTCCTAATATACGTCTTATAATATTAGACGCCATAATCTCGTATAATGACTGCTCTGTCTTAGCAGGAGTTTTTATATACCATTTTTCTCCTGTAGTTTTATGAACAACAGTATTTCCTTCGTTAGACCCAAGTGTACCACTTGTTACATCAAAGTCTTCTTTATGAACAGGAGCTCCTGCTAATTCTTCAACTTTAATTTCACCTAAAGATTGTTTCCCCATAGTATCCATACCCTCGTCTCGCATAGGTTTATATTCTATTTGAGGTGGAGTATAGTCTGTAACTTTATTAAATTCTCTTTGGAAGTCTGCAGCATCTAAGTCATTTGCTAACCTACCATCAGGTATACTTTTCTTTTTAGAAAGATTTTTAACAGTAGAAAATAAAGCAGTAACATCTACATCTTTATCAGCTTTTAATTGAGCATGTGCTAGATCTAATGCTCTTTTGTGTCTTTCAGGAGAAACTCCAGTTAACCAATCAGCAGTCTTACCACCAACTACATGAAGACCTCCGCCTAAAGCACCTCCTAAAGTTACATTTATTAGTGCATGGTGAAATTCATAGTCGGCTTTTTCATTCTGCTTTTGCGCATATATAGGTAACTCTGATATGGCTGTATAAAAAAGTCCAGATTTAGTTCCACCATATAGCCTTGACATAGTGCTACCAATCTTCGCAGCTCTAGATAGTAGACCTGCTTTAGATATAAAAGGTTCAGGAAAAAATAGCATAGCTAAGTTTGCAGGGTCGCCTAACATTGCTGAACCGCCTAACCAAAGTATACCTTTTCCTTTTTGAAAAAATCCAGATGCCTGGTTATGCAAAAACTGAAATTTTAATTCACTTATTTTTCTTTCGTGTAGTATCTGAGCTTCTGCTGTTGTAATATTTCTGTCAAATGTTAATGTACCGTCTAGCCCATATTTATCATTAGCTTCTTGAGGAGTTAACATATCTCCTGTTCTAGCTTCTTTTTGACCTGTTTCTACATTAAAGTACTCAGTGCCAGGTAAAGCGTCTCCTTCATGCAATTTTTTTGCTTCCTTTTGTTCAAAGTATCTAGCTGCTGTAGACTCACTGTCATCAAATCCATCTAAGTCTTCGTATGATAACCATCTAAACGTTTTACCTTCGTCCCATGAAGCCTTACTATAATAATCGCTAGTTAACCTCATGTAATTAGCGCCGGTGTATCTTAGATAATCATTGTCATCTGGTTCTTTTAAAGGTAATACTGCCATTAATTTATAAATACTTTTTTATCGTAAGGTCGCCAAGCTGGGTGTTTTTGAATATTCTTATTTTTCTTAGCTTCTATCTCGTCTTTTAGCTTAGGTATAATAACTTCAAACTCTGCCCAAGTTATCTCTATTTGCTGTTCTGCACTTCCTTCTGTATCATAATCGTCTAGAGGTACTTTCTCATATACAGGATAATTTCCAGCGTCAAAATGCCACACAAGTTCTAGACCAGTTCCGTCAGCTTTATTTCTCCATCTGGTATTTACAGCTAAATTTTCTTTTTGCATTTTAGATAAAAAAGATTCTCCGCCTGATGTATTATTAAATACCTTATCTCTCATTTCATTACCACTTAATAAAACAACAAGATCAGCATTTTTAATATCTGCTATATATTTTTCAGCAACCATCTCTATTGATTCCCCGTCATAACTTGTCTCTTGTTTAGGTACTACAAATTCCTTCATAACAAAATATTTACTATCTATATATGTATTCATAACTGCTTTTACCGTATCAGAAACATTTCCTGTTGGATTAGCTTTCATTCTTAAAAGTACTGCTTTTTCTAAAAGGCTTCTCCAACCATCAACCATTTCTACATTTCTTTTATTACCTCCGACTAAAGCCTCATACATCGGTTCAAATGCAGCAAATATATCTTTTCTAATATCGCCGACCACTGTATCCATGCCTTTTGTATCAAGTGTTGATTTAGCTACAGTAAATATCTCATTAAATTCTGGCTCATTGTAGTACATAAAGGAAGCTGCAACTTGATTGTCAAGGTCTGCTTTTTTAATTAAATTAGCCATCACCATATCAAAATGATCTCCATACTTAGTTCTCATTCCTGATACAATCAATCCAATTGACTCAGCATTAGCACCATCAGCCATAAAAGTTCTAACAAGTGTCTCTCTATGGTTTTGCCCTAATATATCAATATCTTTAACACCATAATTTTTTTGAAATATCATAAATTCTTCTATTGCAGCTTGAACAGTAGTAGGGTCCTCGGAACCTAATTTTTCAAATAATTGCTTGTTATGCTTTTGAATAAATCCTATAGGATTTTCTTCCATTTGTTTTTCCATATTAGCTTCTACTTTTTGAACATGATCTGAAATAGCAATATTTCTTTCAGAGTCTCTTGGTAAATTTTTTACATATTCTCGTATATCAGTCTTACTCATATTACCACTTGTTATATGAGTAGCTGCTGCCCAAGATTGTTTAACTGTTTCTAAATCTTCAGTATATTTATAAAAAAGTGCCGGTCCATTTTTCTTGCCATAAGTAGCTATGAAGTCTTCTTCTTTTATGTCATGCTTAGGCGTCCCAGTCTCTATAGCAACAGCCACAGAGTCCTTAACCTTTGTATCAAATTTCGCTATTTCTAACTTACTAACTCCTTTTTCCCATTGCTCAAATTTAGTTTTATAACCAAGATATTCAGCAGCATCTAACTGTTTTTTAAAGTTACCTTTTTCAAACATTCTGTTTACTAATTTAATTTTATTTGCATCACCTTCCTCAAGGATAGCATCCAATGATGTTTTAGCAATATAAGCAAGTCCGTCTTCTAGTTCTTGTTTTATCTTTGTAGATGACCAAATATTATTATATCCTTCTATACCTTTAGTTTCTGGGTTATCTCCTAGTTTTTTTAGAAGTTCAGTATAGCTATCTTGTATTACTCCCCAAGCTGCAGGATTCTCTGCCATTCTTAAAATTTTACCATCTTTAATATCGTTAAGTGATTCAGTCTGATGCAATAAACTTCTTGCGGCTTCATATTCAGCACCACTTTTAAATACCTCTAGCTTGAATCTATTCATAGTCTTTTTCCAAGCTTGAGTAGCATACTGATTAGGCGAGTCTTTTAAATACTTATCTGATAACTCTTGAAACTTATCTAGATATTTAGTTATAGAACCTTTACCGTCTACTGAATCATCGTCTATGTGAAATTGTTTTTCCCATTCATTAAACTCTCTATATAACTTTTCATTACTCTCTCCTACCCATAACTCACCTGCTTTCTTTTGTCTATCAACTTCTATATTTTTGAGGTTAGTAGCCATATTTTGTATACCTCGGCCAAATGACTGAGTTCCTGTATCAGAAGCTACACCTATTTGACCTCCAGAAAAACCTTGTGCCCCTTGGTCTGACATTCCGACCTTTTTCAAATCATCGTATGTTGGAATCTTCACCATTATGCTTTAAATACTCCTACGTCTGTTCCATATTTATAAGTTGAACTGGCGCCACTTAATAGTGTACCTGCAGCTTTCATCTTACCAGCTTTCATAGCCATTTTCCCTGTATATGAAGCTGTATCTGCGTCTATTTGATAGCCACGCGCTTTCATATCAGCATTATACTGAATCATTAATAAATCCATTTCTTGAGCAATTGCCATTTCTTCAAATAAGTCAATAGCAGTTCCCTCTGTTGAATCAACACCAGCTTTAGAAAGTGCTACAGTGGTAGACCCTCTCAGTTTTCTAGCTCTTCTTTTTAATTGTTCTTTATCATATTCAGCTTTCTCTGCAACAGCAATCTTATTTTGCATAGCAACTTTTGCATTATAGTCATTAAGCATTTTTGTTTGCTTACCTTGTTGATAAGCACCATAAGCTTGAACGGCAGTACCAACTCCCATCATGACTGTTGCGACCATTGCTTTACTCATAGAATTTTACCATTTTTATATAGTCCTCTTTGTTAGGACCAAACTGTTTAAGTTCCGCTTCTTCTTTAAATCCAAGAAACTTAGCGAATTTAACAGCTCGATCAAAATCTTTTATAACGTGACAATGGACCCTATGAAACTTAAATTGATCCGCTATCAGTTTTAAATAATATCTTATATCTTTTATACAACGAATTTTATTCTTTTTAAACTCTGGAGATAAAAACATATATGCTTCCCCGACTCCAGTCCAGTGAGGCATAACTCCACATATACCTATAATTTTTTTATCCTCATACCAGGAGAATGTAGCTCCTACGTGTACAAGACATTGTACTAGATCATTCCAATTTTTGCCATAATTCTCTACCATTTTTTGCTCAGGGCCATCTAATTTTATAGCGTCAAAGTGCCAGTCTTCAAAAGGTACAACAATCATGAATAAGTACTCATCTGTATCATTATAGCGGATATTGTGCAAGCTTGTACAGTATCCGATTTAACATAAATTTTATTTTCAGTATCATAGCCAGAAGGCATATTAAATGTATAATCCCCAGTAGTAGGAGCAGTTGCTGACATAGTACTAGTTGTAGTTCTAAAAGGAACAACTTCCACACTTGAAGAAGCTGGACCAGCTTTTATTGCTGGAGTCTCAAATAATCTAAATATAGCTTTATCAATTCTACCTCTTTTACCTTGGGTTGTTCCATATTGACTCTTAGGTTCTACATTAACAGATTCTAATTCTGCTGTAAATGGTAATCCTACATGACACTTAGTAGTAGGATTAGTTAATGTTATGGCTCCTGAGGATACAGTCTTTCTAGTTTCAACAGCACCATTATTTAATACTGCAACTATTTCACCTTCTAAATGATCTAATCCACTTAAAGTACTTGTCGATCCACCTGAATAAGTTAATCCTGAATCAACATAAAACTGATCAGATTCAGTATGACCATCAGCTTCTCTATAATCATCTTCTAAAAATTCTACATATTGTTTTACAGCACCATTTATTGTTCTCTCTACAATCATATATAAGGTATCAAAAGCGTCATCAACTCCAGGTATAACAGCAATACTTTTTACTTTTGAAATAGCAGCGTCTGTTGTTGCTAATCTAGTAGTGTCTGTAGATACAACTTTTAGCATTGGTCCTTTTGGATTTGTCTCTTTTACAGTTACAACATTTGAAGCAGGATTTGCTACTACAAAATCTGCATGACCATTAATAGTAGTATATATGTTATCTGCTGTAGTATCATTGTTTGTTTGAACTCTAAATTCGTTTGATCCTGGTGTTCCTGTTGTAGCTGTAAATGTAACAGTTGTTCCATCTGACTTTGTAAATTTTAAAGTTTTTCCTGCAGCTATATTAGCATAATCTGTTACAGTAATAGTACAGCCAGAGGAAGTTCCAGCAATTGTGTGTCTATGCCATGCAGTTACATCTTGATCTCTATAGTAAGTAAATCCAAGTAATACTCCATCATTTCTTCTTACCCATAAAACGTTATTAGGATAATTAGCAAAGGAACACTCTTCAAAAAGTCCATATCCTAAATGCTCTGATAGTACTGTCATATCAGGAGTAGTAAATGAATCATAATCAATATTATAGGCAAATTCTCTTAAACGTTTTTTATTTTTACCTATAAATAAAACTGATTTAGAAGCAGGAGATACTCTCTTATCTGCAGCACCGTCATTTGTTTCATTAACTACTTGAACTGTAGTAGGAGATAATCCTTGTGTAGCTGAACCAGAAGACATATTAAATGCTCCATTTTTAGTAAATACATGTAAAAATCTTCCACCATAAAGTCCAGTTATTTGATTTACTTGATCAGATACAAGAGTAAATTGTAATGCATTATCATCTGCAACATCTCCATTTTTCTCTGTAGGAGAAAATTTATCAAAGTCAGCTGACATAGAACTAAATACTGTACTAGGTTGCTCCGATGTACCTGCATAGAATAATCTTTCTTCAAAGAAAGTTGCTTTAGTAGGATAATTACCTGTATAAAAAGAACCTAATCTCCAATCCACATTTGCTGATGTAGCAGCAAAAGGCATATCAGCATTTACAGCGACAGTAACACTAGTAGCAGAGCTGTAAGCAGTTATTTTTCCAAATCCCCAGTCAGTTCCGTTCTTTATTCTTATTGATCTTCCTACATCATCTGAAGTAAAGACATTTGTAGAAGCAGTTACAGTAACAGAACCTGTAGTACCAGAAGGTTGCATTGTTGTAGCTGATGTATTTGTTGGGTCATAAGGACCATCAAAAAAATCTACATCTGTTATTGTCCAAGATGTATGGCCAGTTCTTGTTAACTTTCTAGGTGGGTGAGCTTCATGTACTAAATATAATACGTCAGCAGATTGAACGTATTCTATTCCATTAACTTGAGCAGCTGTATAAGTAGTTGATATTTCATAAGGAGTTGTACCACCTGATACAATAATACCCTCATCTTTAAAAAATCTAATATAGTTATGACCAAATTCTAGTATATAAGCTTGTGTTTTAGAAAAGACAAAAGGAATAAGTCTAGCTCCTGAATTAGAACCAGAAGATGTTTTTATTTCTTTTACAAATTTAGTACCTGATCTTTTTTGAAGACCACCATGCATTAATACTTGAAAATTATGAAGTGTAGAAGCACCATTGTAGTACTTCTCCATGTCTATACGACCGTTTAGCCTTGGACTAAGCTCTCCAGAAGTGAAGTTAGTAAGTATTGGTGAAGAATCTGCCATGTCATTTTACGTCGTGTATTTGTTCCATCTATAATCACTTAAGCTTGATCCTGATGTTCTTGACTCTAACCAGAAATCAGATACCAGTCCGTCAGGAGTTCCCTCCATTGCATCTGCGGATCTTGCTTCAGCTAATTTAGCATAATATAGGTTATTCATTGCATCTAATGTACTTAAGTCTTGTAATAAAGGCATAACTAAATTACAAGCTAATTTTAATGCTAATACTTCGACAAGTAATGAATCATAAGTACCTACATCAGTATTTTTAAATATATATGTTGTTTTAAATGTATCTTGATCAGTTAATAGTTTATCACCCTCTATTTTATATTCAACTGTATCATCTTCTGGATGATGTATTCTTATAAAATCTGATGGTAATTGAAATTCTTTAGTAAAATAATATGCTGGAGTATTAGATGTTAATGATAATGAAGCTCTTTTAATACAACAATTCCAAGGATGTAATCTAAAAATTGCGTCTCTTGTATCATCAAATAACTCATTAGCAAAACGTGCAGCTTTAGTATCTTCTGTTAATGAAGTTATAAATTCATTTCCTAACAAGCCTAAAGCTCTATTTACAATATTTATCTTTGTTGTCGCCATATTTTTCCTTATTAACTAAAGGGGCCGCAATAGCTAAGCCCCTTCAGCCTGAGTTTATTAGTCTACTACATACATGATGTAGCCTACTAGATCGTCGCCAGAAGCTAGAGCCTGGTCTTGAGAAGTAGCTCTTAGCACAACTCCACCTTGACTTTCGAAAAGATGAGTTCCGCCTGTCGCAGTTGTACCAGCACCAAAAGTTTGGTAACCAGCAGTATCTACGTCTAAGCCATTTACAAGTCCATCAGGATCAGCAGCTACTGTATCGCCATCCGTGTTAGTATAAGCGTCCCATCCTAAGTCTAATGTAGCTGAACCAGTAGTCCAGTTAACATAAGCGCTTGAAGATGCTAGCAAAACACGTACTTTTCCTGCTGGTAATGCACAAAGAGCAACAGATGATGTTGCGTCTCCAGCACCGTCTTGATCATGCGTAAAGTAAGCAATTCTTACTCTTCCGTGATAATCATGAACAGCATTTTGTACGACAGGATTAGCAGTAGCGTTTGTGTACTCAGTACTTTTTTGAGTTGTTACAGCCATGTTTTTCTCCTATTATTCTGCACACTTAATTTCTAACACTTTGCCCTCTTCCATACGAGTTGCCCCGAAAGAAGCCGAACAATATACTTGGGTAGAGTTTCTTTTGTCTCTTCTTGGTCCAATATCAACATTGATATCAGCGCCAACAGCCATAAGAAGACCACTTTTAGCATAAGCAATTACTCGTCTGTAGCTATTAGAATCAGCCGCAACTCTTTCAGTTCTTACGAATTGAAAGCCCATGAATGTGTTAACTTCACCAGCAACAAGAGCTTTGATTGAGTTAAAATCAGAGCTAGTTACTTCAGTAGTTTGTAACAGATCAGTGACTTGCTTAGAAGTTACGATAATGTATCTTGGATCTGAAGGATCAGTCTCATTCGCGTCCAATAACTGTTTCGCTTTTCTAAGTTTACCAATTGTAAGGCCCGAGTTAGTCGCGCCTCCTGACTCTACGTAGTTTACAGCGATTTGGCTTGCTGCATCATGAGAAACTGAAGTTCCACCAGTTTTACCTGATTTCGCTGTTCCGAATGCTGCTTCGATGATAATATCATCCATTTTTCTGCCAAGTGCCCAAGCGGCGTTTTGTGCGTATGGAGATGCTGGGTCGATTAAAAGTCTGATTCTGTCAGTTCTGTCAATCATATCCGCCCAATCAAAATCTCTTAATGATACTTGTCTTCTATCATGTGGAGTTGAGATTAGAGGAGTGTCAGAATGTCTAGAAGTAACTTCTACCGCATCAACAGATCCAATACGATCGTAGTATTCAAACTCGCTATTCTGCGATTCAACCCTTACAAATGGTCTAAGTTTTGAACCTTTTTGTTGTAAAAGGTGCTCAACATTAGCTCTGTACTGGTTTACAAAAGCAGTTGTTATTTGAGTTGACATACGATTTTGCCTCCGTTAGTCATTGTTTATTATTAATCGAAAACGCTACCCAAGTATAACCTTAGACATTTTCTCCCCTTGTTTACGTCTGTGGGTACTGTCGACGGATGGACCTTTCGGCTACCCATCATTACCTACTATATAACTAGTAGATAAATTCGTACATAATTATTTACGCCGGTTGAATCGGATTTTCGTCAGGGTACGCTAGTTTAAACAATGAATTCATCTTATTCACTGCTTCTCCGTGACCCGGATTATCTCCGTTTTGATACGCCGACATAAACGTCTGATCCCTGTTATATCTAGCAATCTCTTGCTTAGCTTGATCAGGGGTCATTATGAAACCTCTTTGCTGTGCAGAGTCTGATCTACCCTCAGCGATTCCTTCACCAATTTTAGCAAATAGTTTAACCATCATAGGATTATTACCCATCCCAGATTGCTCTAACCATTCTTTTAATTGGCCATCGCCATAAGTATCAACAGCTCTTGAAGCTAGTTCAACACGTTCATCATACGCTTTACCAAATTCTTTCTTAAGAGAGTTTACCCATTCAGCAGATTGTGCTGCAGCATTCTCTCCTTCAGAAGAAGATTTAGTTTGTATATATTCATGGTAACCATCAAATATAGCTTTAGCCTGTTGAGAAGTTAAACCTGCTTTAAAAGCTAAATCTTTATAAGCAGTTTCAAAACCTTCGTCATATTCTAGTCCATCAGGTAACGCTGGTCTTTCACCAAAATCATATAGATTTGATTTCTCAGGTCTTCCTAATTGACTATGAAAGGCACTCCATTCTTCGTCTGTAGCACCTTCTCCAGGTAAAGATATTCTATTTTTACCAATTAGTTTTTGGCCATTTATATAACTTTTGGCCATTGCGCCAACATCTTTTATGTCAGCTAATGAAGGGTCATTTCGTATATCTTCAGGAAGCCCAGATCTCCAATCTGCAGGTGCTTGTGCATCTGTCGTTGGAGCGTCCGAGCTACCCGTTAATACGGACCCAGTTTGTTCTTGATCACTCATTTATTGCCTCCTGGTTGATCATGTTTTTAAAGTCCTCAGGTTTCTTATTTAGAAACTTGAGTATTGACACAACGATACGTCTCATACCTTCATTATGAGCTGTTCCGTGTGAATCACCTTGAACGTAAGTACTTTCAAAGATGAAACTTGTTTTACAAAGATGTTCTAAAACTATTTGACCATCTTTTGAATCAAAAACTTTTTTATAATGCTCGTTTATTTTTTCTAAACTAAGCTGCTTATCCTTAGGCAATTCTTCCCTCTCTATTAGCCTTATTTGCATCAGCTACATTTTTACCTGTTTCACTTTGTATTTTAGCTTCTTCAGCTTCTTGCATAGCTTGCATTTGTTCTTGTCTTTCTTGTCTTGTTTGTTGAACTTCTTCTTCAGTATTTAATATTTTAGCAGGAGCATCTAATAAGTGATGGAAGAATCTAAATGTCTCATCAGTATTCATATTATCTAATAGCTCAGGTTTAGTTTGGAATAATGGTGCCATACTTTCAAATAATCTTGTAATAGTCATTAATTGACTAGATTTTTGAGCTCTAGCTAATGGAGATGTATATGTAATTTTTAAATCCTGTCCCTCAATAGCAGAAGGAGGTTGAGGTAATAATTTCTTTCTACTTATAATATTAAATACTCTATTGATTAATGGTCCAAGAAACTCTACTTGTAATCTACCAATCATTGGTCCCATAAGTCTCATCTTCTCTTCTTGTCTAGCAACAACTTCAGTAGCTGTCATATTAGGATTATTTTTTTGATCAGGTAACTGCATCCAATCTACATGGAACGCAGATCTAATATGTTCTCTTCTATTTTGTAATAGATCAAATCCTATATCAGGTCTGCCTCTTGTTTCTAAAGGTTCTATTCTATCCTGTGTACCTGAACGATAGAAATTAAGACCACCTGGAACAGTTCTTACAGGTAATATAAATCCATCGTCAGGCACTAAGAGAGGAGGATCAGTTAATTTTTGAGCTGACTTAATTATAGTTTTCATCATTGAGTTTACCATTTTGATATCTGGTAAAGATGTCATAGATGGTGATCTGCCATATATTTCTCCTGCAACTTTAGACCATCTAGGTACCATATATGGAAACTCGTCATAGCCACCTTCTTCTAATAAAGTCTTTTCTTCAAGTAATATATAACAAGATTTAAAAGCTTTCTTAGTAGGTTTCTTTATAGGCTCACCATAAGTTTCTGATGGCTCAACTGCATGAATAACTTCAAATTCTCTGTATGGGTCTTTTTGAGAAATTTTTATAATTTTTTCAGGTACTGCTTCTCCAAATCTTTCAATTAATTGTCTACCTGTTCTTTTATATTTTCTGTATAATGTATCTACAAAACCTTTATCATTTTCTTGTATATAACAATCAGCTAAGTGGAAAGTTCTAAATGTTATACCGCTGCCAGGAGTATCTTGCACCATCATGACAGCAGTACCAAAGGAGCCCAAGTCTAAATAAAGTTCATGTGCTTGGGAGTTAAAATTACTTTCAGGGATATTGAAAACTCTATCATATAAAATATTAGTAGTTGTATTCAGCCATTCTTTAACGCTATGTTGTTCATTGATTTCTTCATCATAAGTAGTTAAACTAAACCAACGTTGGGAAGGAGAAGTTAAAAAGCCTTGTAAACCACTTGCTAAATTTTCATTAGCTAATGGTGCAGTTGTATCGTAAATTTTATCATACCTTGCAGTATCAGCTCTGTATCTAATTGTAGAAAAGTCACCTCTATTAGGGTTGACATATTCACCACAATCTTGCCAAAGATTTTCCCATGGAGTACGATAACTTTTTAACGACTCTTGTTTCGAAATAATTCTTGTTACTAAATCTTCCATACTATCCTAATATTGTTTTTTTCTTGTCTTCTTCTTCAATAGTTTTACTTTTTAATCTATTAGCAAGTAAATTAGATTTAGGCATTTTACTAAGTCTTTCTCTAAATGCTTTTGGGTCCTTTTTAAAAGACTTCATTGCTGCACTTAACTTATTACCTTGTGCAGGTGTTTTTAATTTTGGGGTAACTGCTCCACCCATAATTATCCTCCTAATAATGTTTTTTTAATAATTTCAGCTTCATCCTCTACACCTTGTCCTCCAGTTAATATAGTACTTCTTCTACTATATTTACTTCTAACAAGTTTCCTCGCCGCTGTACCTGCAGGTGCCGCTGTTATAGACTTAGGCGCCGCTGGTGGTGGCGGAGGTGGTGGGGGTGATGGAGCTTTGAAAATTTTCTTAACTGCTTTTGCTGCGCCGCCCATTGCTATCCTCCTAATACGTTATAATTACTATCAGCAAAGCTTGGGAGACTCTGCCTGTTTTTATTTTTATCCCTTGTTCCCAATGCAAGGTATCTAAATGCGTCAGCACCGTGACTTGACCAGTCGTGCAACGGTCTATTTTTGTAAACCTTGTTCTTCTCGTCGTAGTCTTTTCGGTATTGCCGCAAAGCCTCAACTAGTATACTACACTTTTTTTCGTCAAAATAACACCTTGGAATTATACTTCTTACCGCTTCTATCCCGTCGTCTACTTGTATATTCGGACAAACATCGAATCGTATTCCCAGATCTCTGGCTACTTCGAATCTTGACTTACCAGTCCCCATTTCTCTAACTTTAATATCATGGGGCGCTATATGTCTACCATATATATAATCTTTTTCTCTTACAACTTTAATGTAGTGAGGAATTCCTTCTCCCTGGTTCTCATAGTAATCAATTATCCGATATTCATTACCAAACTGTTGGAACCATATAATAGCTGTAGAATCACCCATTCCTAAGTCCCATGATGTATGAACCTCTAGACGTGGCTCGTAGGGTACGTTTTTAATTCTTTCTTCAGCTAATGCTTTAGCCATTAAACTACCATAATAAGAACCTACTAATGGAGCATCAAAGCTACAATAAAATTCTTGCTGGATTAGCTCTTCTGGCATACCAGCTTCTCGTTCTTCTTCTATAGCTTCTTGTGTTAATACACTTGTATCATCAATACTTAATTTTTGACAAAACCACCGTTCGTTTCTATTAGCCATATTAAAAAGGTCGTATCCGTGATTTCTACCTCTAGCGGTGTAAATAAACATTGCCCATCCTCCATTCTCTGCCAAGATGGGACGAACGAGATCCCAGGCTCGCGGATCCTGAAGACTGTATTCTGAGAACACGACTCCAACGGGGTTTGATCCCACCAAGCGGTCAACGTTATCCGTTCCAACAACTTGGTAAATTGATCCATTCTTAAGTTCTAACCTCATGTCTGTATTGTTGACATTTGCCCATAATTCTTTTGGAAAGTGTTCTAAGAAACTTCTGCCATCCCTTGTCATTCCATCCCATACAATTTTTCTCCCTTGGTTGTATGTAGGTAACAAGTGCCAATATAAACCTTTACGTTTTAAAGCTGCAGTGACACACCAATTGACTGACAGTAAATCTTTTCCCGCCCGTCTATGCCATACTGCAACTGCGCGCTTACCACCATTCTCTAGGTATTTCCATAGATCAAGTTGATAGTCACGCGGTCTCCAGTTGTCTGGGACCTGTATTTCCATAACTATTTTTTCTCGTCTTCTGTAAACTTAACAACACTTACATTTAACCCACCATCAAGTGTACCTTCTAACTCAACAGCTTTTCTTTTTGGTGCAACGTATTGTGCTAATTCTTTATTTGCCTGAAATCTTAATTCAGGTGTATTATTAGTATCCATAGAAATATTAGCTAATGCTTCTATTGGATCACAATTTAATTGTTCTAATTTTGCTTGTACAGCTAAAGTCTTCTCTCCTAATGAACCTTTTGGTCTACCAGAACCTTCCCTGAAACCGCCTGCTTTAGATTTATTACTCATTAATAACCTGCAATTTTACCTTTTTTCTTTTTTGTGCCCATATACATATAGGCATTTTTAGACTTTTTCTTTTTCTTTTTCTTGTGCTTCCCTGGCATTTAATTCCGTCTCCTTAACTTCAAATGTAGCTACCTGATTATCAGCTAGTCTAACTTGTTTTTTAGCAGCTTCAAAACTAGGTGCTTCCAAAAATACTACGCTAACCTCGTGCAATAAGTCTGGTTTAGTCATTATACGCACTTTCCACTGCATAGTAAACTATATATTCTGTTTATTTTCTTTTTGACACCAAAATCTTAATATAGGTTTATTTAATTCTACATGCACAGAATCAAACTTTTGAAACATCTTACTTGCTTCTGAATACCCTGCTATAGCACATTCCCTGTACGAATCAAATTTGAATGAATCATTCGTTACAGGAGGAAAGCACATAGCACTAGTACACAACTGTAATACTAGAATAAATTTAACCATATACTAACTATATATTGTTTTTCTTATTGGTATATTATATTTATTGGCATTTACCATCGGTTTAGTAACTTTTTTGTCACAACTACTACTATAGTGTCCCTTTATTAGATTATCCGTTGTTATATATTATTTTATCCGTTGGCAATATCCTCCCCCGCAGAATGACTAGGTTGGTGCAGAACTTTTCGGGCGCGTGCATTTCCACCCCCGGTGCGTGCACTTCGGCGCGAAAACCCCAGAGAAAAAACGTTTTTATATACGCAATGGATTCTAATCACCGGCGAAAGGAGAATATTCCATTTCACTCGATTTGACAGGGAGAGGATAGTAAGATTTGATTCATTTTGATTTAGTATCAAATTATCCGTAGAAGAATAGAATATAGAGAGCGGATAAAGTGTGACAATTTGTCCGTTTACATTTATCTGATTCTGTGATAGATTGATTCTGATTCAAAAGAAAGGAGTCAATATGAGTAAATCAATCAGGATTTATTCTTTTGAGATTCCTTCAGAATTGGATTCTAAAATGACTCCGCAGATTAAACAAATCTTAGGAGGAATTTCTGAATCTGGTAATAGTGAGTTTCAAGAATCTGAGCTAAAAACTCTGATTAATAAACTTGCGGAATCTGGTAAGTTAAAAACTAAACAGAATCCTTGGAGAATATTCCAATATTACAGAGCTAATATGATATCTGCGGGTATTTGCAAGATGTCAAATTCTGCGGAAGATTCTGAAGAAATTGATGAAGCTGTAAATCAATAAATATAAATGAGCTAGCGGGATGTATTTCTCGCTAGCTTTTTTTATCTGTTTACAATTGGTCAAATTGTGATAAATTAAATTTTTTAAAAGAGAGGAGAAAAAATGAGTTATAAAGTAGAAATTGAACTAGATTTTGACACTTATAAACCAAGTGGAAAAGATGTGTTCGCATACGTTAAAGAGTTATATGAAGATAATTCTTTAAATTATAAGTTAATAAATAATAAAACAGGAAAAGAAGAATATCAGAGAGGAGGAAAATGAGAGCTATTTTGCTAGCAATTGCATTTGCGCTATCATTTGCGTTAATGTTTTTAGGAATAATTTTGATGATTCATTCCGAAATATTCTGGATCGGATTTATGTTATCCGTTACAGGATTTGTATATTTTTGGAGTAAATTACCATATATTGAATAATTGCAAATAAAACCCGTAGTTTAGAATGATTCTAAAGTGCGGGTTTTTTATTTAATGATACTATATATGGAAAAAAATAAAAAAAATTTTAAAAATAGTCAAAAGTTATCAATAAACCAATAATTTACTGAACCGATGGCAAAAAAGTATTGATTTTATTAACTTCCGTTCATATTGGTCTTATATATTGGCGTTAACGGGATTATTAGACTATCCAATATTTTTCCGTTTACAATTAGTTAAATCTATGATATTCTCTATTTATCTTATTATGGAGGTAAAATTATGAAAACTTTTATGTTTTACCTAATCATAATCGGGATACCTTTTGTCATGTTAGGATTCAGTAGTTTTCTAATATGGTTCGGAAGGTTAATTTATGGTTAACAGAGAGGAGAAAAGCGTATGGTCGCAAATGTAGAAACGATGGCTTATGCCGGTGAAAAACCTTGGCATGGTCTTGGTCACAAAGTCGGTCATGATATTACTCCCGAACAAATGGAGCTCGTTGCGGGTCTCGATTGGAATGTAAATAAAGTTCCGTTCCAGAACCCAGTAACAGGCGAACAATCGGAAGATTACTTCGTCTTGGTCCGTGATTCGGATGGTAAGGAATTATCGCCTTGTGGTCATTCATACGTTCCTGTGCAAAACAGACAAGCGCTTGGATTCTTCAAAAAGTTCACTGAATCTGGTGATATGACACTAGAGACAGCGGGTTCTCTTGACGGCGGACGAAGAATATTTGTACTAGCAAAGACTTCTGAGTCATTCGCAATCAAGGGTAAAGATAAAATAGATTCATATTTATTTTGTTATCACCCGCATATCTGGGGTCAGTCGCTTAAGATTATGTGGACTCCGATACGAGTTGTTTGCCAAAATACTTTAATGCAAGCCTTAGACGGTAAGAGCGCCGAGTTCCGAATGCCACATGTTCAGGAATTTGATGCTAATATCCAATTTAAAGCAGAAACTGCATTAGGTTTAGCTCACAATAAAATGTCGGAATTTAAAGAACAATCGGAATTACTTGCTTCCAAAGAGTACACGGATAAAGATCTGTGGAAATATTGGATTGCGTTATTCCAACCTTCTTTAAAGAATGAGAATAATCCTACGCCTGAAATGTTTTCTCGAACTCTTGAGTACTTGAATAATACTATTCATACTCAGCCCGGAGCCTCGTTGTTCAAGAATACCTGGTGGCAAGCACTTAACGCCGTCACGTATTATATTGATCATCAGTCCGGAAGAGACAGGGACGCAACCATGACATCGGTTTGGTTAGGACCAAAAGGAGCACTAAAAAGACGTGCTTTACATTCCGCATTAGAATATGCCGGAAGGTAATAAAATCGTGAGTCGGGGGCAAAAGGTCCCCGATTCGCATATATTCCCGCCCCATAGATGATCAGAGATTAACGATTTAATACTTTTATGATAGATACTATGTATGAAATTATTCCGTTATTTATCCAATTAATCCGTTTACAATTAGATTAATACATTATATTATATAATTAAATCTGACGGAGATTTAGTAAGCTCTTAGATTGGGGTTTAAAACACTGCTCTTCTAGATTACAGTGTTCCCTGCAATCGATTAGCTTACATGTGCCAGACCCTGTGGAGATATCGGTGAGGCCGCGGATCCGTATGTCCCGACTCCACCGCGTCTGGGTTTTTAGCGCTCGTCAGGAGGACAAAATCTTCGGAGCGCTAATTTTAGAGAGGAGAAACCGTATGGTAAACTTAGTAAATAAAGACTGGAAACCGTACAAGACTAAACCGAGGTTCTCTGAGCGAGCTGTAACAAATCATGGTTTATGCATTTGGCAGTTAAATAAGATGCTCCGAGGCACTGGTTATAAAGTTGAACGGGAGTGGCAATGTAACTCAGTTGTGGAATTATTATTAGTTCCCACTGGTTATAAAAAAGTTCCATTAATTGATCCATTTACAGGATACTGGTATGTTAGATTATTCCCTAGAGAAAAGACTCTAGAAAAATGGCAAAAGACCATTAATAATCTAATGACGCGTAAAGTATCTAAAGAATGGATTATCAATATATGGAAGAAGAAAAATCAGAAATATTATCGCACTTATAATAATAAACCTGATTGGAAAAACATCGAAGGTGCTGCGAATAAACTATGGAGTATACATTATGGCAAAAAGATATAAAGTAGAAGACTTAATCTCTAGTGTAAAAGATGTAAGTGAGCAATGGGAACAGAATGAATCGAAAGACGCAGGTAAAGACTTGAAATTACAGGCTGAATTAGTTTGTATTCTTATTCGTTGTTGTGCTCAATTTATTAGAGACAATACACCAGTTATATCAACTGTGAGATTCTTTTTTAATGATGATAAGAAATAACATAAAATATACAAGTTATTACTCAGGCCCGCTAATTTTTAAATCACGACTTATGCAGGATGATTTAGTAAAATTCATTAAACTATGCAAAAAAGATAAAAAGCTATCATTTAATGAGAATTTGGCAGGCCTGATAGAACATGAGTATAAAATTCCAGAGCGAAAAGCTTTAGAAGAACTTTTAGCACCATATTTATTAGTATTTAAACAGGCTTATTGTAATTGGTATGACATGACATTTGAGCAAATCGCTATTTCAGACGCGTGGGTTAATTTTATGAGAGCTAATGAGTCCAATCCGATACACACACATACACGTTGCGATTTTTCCTCAGTATTTTATTTAAGCTTTCCAGATAACTTTGAAAAAGAAATCGAAAATACAGTGACAAGCGGGGGTAAACCTGGAGATATTTCTTTTTTAATAAATGCACAAAATACACCTCATTATATTAATATGAAAACTTTAACTCCTAAAGTCGGAGATTTTTTAATGTTTCCAGCATCACTACCTCATTATGTAAATAGTTTTAAAAGTAAAGGAGAGAGAATAAGTGCTGCGATAAACTTTAATCTAAAATGATAAAAAATAGCGTATTAATGATTGTACTATTACTTCCCTTTGAGGAAACTTTTAAGGTTGATAGTAAATTATGGGTAATGAAAGTTAATGTACCTAGTTGTGAATACAAACCGAAGACCGTGTACCACGATTATCCTATTAATAAACATGAACTAGTTATAAATGGCAAAAAATTTCAGTTTGTAGGTACAATTTGTTAATTATTCCGTTTACATTTAAAATAAAGTTTGATATTATTTATCTATGAAGCACAGGGAGTTATTCCAAACTTCATGCCTTTATTGATTTTTCATTGAAGGCTCCTTTCTAAGGTTAGGAGGTGGAAGCGAGAGTGGAAGCCTCCTTAGAAAGATAAACAAACCTGACCCCATAGCGTAGGGTACCTGTTGGGGTCAAAAGAGATGATGATATGAGCACAAAAGAAAAATGGATTTATATATTTAAGGACGCTAATCTTAACTTAGATTCTATTGAACCGAAGTTGCCTAAGCAGGCAATGGTTATTGCTAAACTTTTAAAAGAAAAGGGAAGTGTAAAAAGACCTGAACTTTTAGGAGAGCTAGAGAATGTTGTTAAAACAAAACAACGTGGAGGAGTAAATAGAATATTAGCTTACTACCAAGGTTTATTAGAAAAAAGAGGAGTACTTGAATTAAGAAAAAGACCAGACTAACAGAGAGGAGAGCCGTATGGCTAATGCAAGAGGAAAAGAGATAGATAATACTCATTTGAGTATAGATCAAGCAGAAGCTCGTGGATTTATTCACCGAGACTATATTGCACATTGTTTACGTTGGACACATGTTTCAAAGTATTTACATTTGCAAGCAAGATATAAAACAGCAAGAATCATAGATATAGGTTGTGGTAAAGATATGCCACTAGCTAGAATGCTTTATACAAGCAGATTAGCTCCTGAGAAATATGTCGGTGTTGAATATAACAAAATGGAGATACCTGATATGTTTAAGAACTCTAGTTTTCAACCTGAATTAATATCAGGAGTTGATTTTACAACCGTGCCTACTAGCAAGCATGTTGATTTTAATTATAGCACGTGTTTCGAGGTCTTAGAGCATGTAGAACCAATTAAAGCTATTGCTATCCTAGATCATTTACCTAAATTCTTATCAGAGAACTCTGTATCATGGTTTTCAACTCCATGTTGGGATGAGAAAGTTGGTGCTGCCGCTAATCATGTTAATGAAATGACTTACGAAGCATTTGGCTCTTTACTAGAGGAAATGGGTTATAAGATATTAAAGCATTGGGGAACGTTTGCTTCTATTAAAGATTATAAAAAAGAATTAAATGGAGCAGGAATTGGATTAGAAACTACATTTGATAAGTTAAGAGAGTATTACGATTCTAATTATTTAGCAACAATATTTGCACCACTATTTCCTGAATACTCTAGAAATGTATTATGGGAAACTCAATATGTAGGTAAATTAAAAATAGAAGAGAGAAAATTTAAACCAATAAACAAACTTGAAGGACGATTAGGTTCTTCTGATAAATGGAGGGACTTAGTAAAATGCCTAGATTGCGCTCGAAACTATGTAAGGACATAGAAGCTTTTCATAAAAAATTTAAACTTGGTTATGCCGGAGGTCCGAGAAAACTATCTCTTGAAGTAATAAGAGCTAGGTATAAACACCAATTCGAAGAAGTACAAGAGTTATCACAAGCCATACATACAGGAGATATGGAAAAAACTCTAGATGCTTTAGTTGATACGGTCTATATCGCATTAGGAACTGCTTATTTAATGGGATTAGATTTTGATAAAGCATGGGATCGTATTCATAAAGCAAATATGAAGAAGGTTAGAATGGCCACAAAAAGATCACCGATAGATATAGTTAAACCTATTGGTTGGAAGCCACCTAAATTGAGTGATTTATGCAAGGTCAAATAATAGTATTAGATGGTCCGGATGCTGTAGGTAAAACAACTCTT